AAGTGCTACTTCAGTCACAAAGTCCTTCGCTGTGATTTCAGCACTTGAAAGCGTACCTACATAGTCAAGAACTTCAGACACAGAAGAACCAACAGAAGAACCCGCTGAATTTTGTACGTCTGCATAATTTACCGTGATGGTGTCGCGCTCATTGTTTTCGTGATTCCTATCCACAAAAGTGATGTTATCACCTGTTGAATAATAAGAAAATATTGAAGCGTAAAAATCAGAACCGTCTTCGATTACTGTGTTACCGCCTTTATTATATATTTTAATAGCCATTTTTTTAGTTTTTAATTTTCAAAGTCGTATGAATCGTAAGGAATCGCACAGTGATTTTCTTCGTCAAATATCTTTAGCGTTAAACTGTGCGTCCAGCCTGCCGTCATGTCAGGCGTTTCGTTGATAAATGGCGTGTCTGAACTGTCACCATCTATTTCAAGGTATTCTTCAAACTTGTATTGTTTCAGTGTCGTCCAAATATCGCGGAACACACGAAGTAAATCAGAATGTATTTCGTCAATATTGTCGTAATCATCTTGATTATACTTGTCAGCAAGTGTCAGATTCAAAGTAACATTCACATAATGGTCGCCTGATCCTGAAGGTTGCAACGTGCAAACCATTAACGGATAGTTAACCGCGTCACGCTGAACCGCATCGAAGAAAGAACCCCAAAAAAAACTATTTATTTGACGGTGCTGTGTTGCGATTTCTTGCAGGTCTTTTTTTACTTGATTTAATGTTCTGTCCATCTAGGTAATTTCTTAATTTTTGAATTGTTTTTTTACTTGGTACGTATGTCATATAATCCAATTGGTTTTGTATCCTGTTTTATCTTTCTTTAAGTCGTGATTTGTTCTTGTGATCGCTTCAGTGTATTCACTGTAATCAGTGCCACAGTCATCTTTCAAGAAACCAATTAATCTTTCAAGGTAGAAATGAGCGTCTTTGTCAAGGTTGTCTTTAAAGGCATTTATTTCAGCTTGTGATAATGCTGTAAAGTTGTCGTCTTGACCGTACCCCGTTCCCTTATTTCGTAGTTGATCCGTTCCAATACGTGAGACCTTTGCGTCAACAGAGGCAACAAGCGCAGGAATTACATAGTCATTCATTAATGTTCTGTATGTTGCGTTCCAGTCGTCGTTTTCAACTCTAGTTAATAGCGCACGAAACAAAGGCGAACCGATTGCTGGTTGAATCACCATGTCCTGAACACGCTGAATCGCTACCTTCAACAACTTCGTGTCGGTATTGGTATGAATTAGCCCCTTCTTTTTAAGGTTCTCAACTGATATTAAATAATTTACTGCCATATTATTGCTTTATTACAAGATGCTGCTGCCATTCATGACGACACCAAGGCGACGTTTTCCCTGTGTCGGGATTGTGATAGAACCCACCACGATAACGCCACACGTCACGGTTAACTCTTGCGGAAATTGTGTTGATTTCTTCACGAGTATAGAACAGATTCCTTTCAATTAATGTTTCGCAAAAGTCGCGCGTTGTTGGTATTACTGGATTTCCTGAAATGCCTGGACGCTTTTCGTATGAATAGACAACTTCAAACTGATCAACCTCAACGTCAAGACCTTCAAGAACTTGATCACCTAGATCAGAAGTTGAACCATCAACTAGTAGATTCAATCCTTCAAGTTTGTTTATGCTTTCAGCTACGTCCTTCAATGGTGCGTCAACCGCCTGTGTTATTGAACTAGAATCTTCGCCACGCTTCAACAATTCAAGAATGTTTTTATCAAGGTCTGAAAGTCCAGCGCGAATGTCACCGATACGATCAAAGAACATAGAGAAGTTTCCAGCTTCCATACGTGCAACGTCATCAGAACCGAAGTCATTCGATACACTGAACGAACGAACTACCTTGAATCCGTCCTTTTTGCGTCCGTATTCGGAAAATATTTTCAGGTCTTTGTCTGCGCTTCTGAATGTTTCACCGTTCTTTTTAAATATGTTCGGTGATTCACTTTGTTGCGCTGTGCTTGATGGAAGTCCAACAATCTTTTCGGCTTGTGTCCTGTCGATTGTAGGAAATGACGCAAGAATAACTTCAACAGCCGCAGCAGGTGTAAGCGTTCCAAGTCCAACCGCTTCAACGATACCAACAAGCGAACTAATCTGCGCCCCGTTCATTGCTGTGCCTGCAACATCTTCGACAACCTCACCTTCCACTTTAACACCTTCTTCAACTTCTTGACCTGTCGGTGTGTTTTCGTTTGCTTCTTCTGCGTTAAACGGGTTTGGTTCAACAAGTTTTACTTCACCGTCAAAACCGCTTAGTCGAATCATGACATTTAACAGCCATTCAATAGATTCTTGACGTGATGAAACATACGTTTTTTTCCATACTTCAAAAAGGTCAGCCGCTTCAGCCGCATTGAAAGAACCCTCTTGCATGATTCCAAATAATGACGCACTTGTGACAGAATGAGCAACTAATATATTTTGTTGTACCGCTTTTTCCGTCATGTTGTATCTATCAGCAAGGTCATTGCCTTGTAAGCTGACAACAGTGGGTGCGTTTTCCTGACCGTCACTGAATGTGATGATTAATTCATTTGAATGTTCAACACCCGTAGAACTGTTCTTTATAGCGTCACGGTGCGCACGTGCTTCTTCTTCTGTGTCAGGTTGACCATTCGCAAGGTTCACGATAGTACCGCCTTTGAAACCGTTTTGTATTTCATACAAGTGATACTGTGAAATCAATACGTCTGTATTGATCGCAGTTAAACCACCAACATAGTTCGGTTTCGGGTAGATACCTTTATCTTCACGTGATTGCTTGACAGGTGCTTTGTAGTAAATCATGAATTTACCCGTCTTTGCGTTCTTGTCTAGTGGTGGTATTTCACGAAAGTTTGTTTTTTCCTTTGACTGTTTTCGTGCGTTCCAGTCATCAGAAATAAAGTACATTGATTCATCTTCATTCGTACGAACTGAATCAAGGTCTACGTGTTCCCACTTTACAACGCGAGAACCTTCTTTGTTCCATGTTCCAACAACACAGAAAGCGTCAAACATTTCATAGTCGAACGCTACTTTTTTGACAAGTTCTTCAATAGTGAAGTCAGTGTGTTTGTTTGCCAGGAACTCATCAAGAACACCACGCACGATTTCAATACCATTACCAGCAACGTAATACGTCTTTGTTTTCAATATTCCTTGATGCCACGCTGAACCGTTGAACATATCAATAAGGTAAAACGGATAATCATTTTTTGCACCCCATTTTATAAAGCCGCCTTTTTTGTCAAGTTCTTCACTTGCCTTCGGTAAGCCTTTGGAATTATTAAACGATAAAGGTTTAATCAATTTAGTTTCTTCACTCATAAATACTATCTTGTTCTGTTGTGTCTGTGTATTCGTTCGCTGCTGCGTCCGACTTCCATACGTGCGCCCTTCCATGTTCAACCCTTGTCAGTCCTGTTGGATCAAGTGTTCCTGTTCCATCTTTCTGTTCGTAAACATTGTATGTATAATATCCGTCAATAGGAAACGTAAACGTCACACCGTCCTTGATTAGAAATTCATTATACCTGTCAGGATAAGAAGAAGTATCGTCAATGATCGCGTAAATCTTTTCGTCGGATTGTTCTTCGATGAACTCAAAAAGATATTCAACATCAGTTATTGTCGTTAGTTCCTTTAGTGTTAGAATTATTGTTGTGTCGTCGCTTCGTTGTATTCTTATCATTCTTTTTTTGAAGTTTCGGTTTTCTGCGTTTTGTGAAAACGTCCATACCTAGTTTTTCGTAAAGTTCTTCGTTTCCCTTCTCTATAAGTATGTACTTGTTTAAGGTCACGTGAAACACCTTTGAACCGATAAGATTTTTTTTGATATTTAATTTTTCCATAGTGTTGATATTAAAAAAGGGCGGCGACAATTCACCACCCTTTCAAGTTTGTTAGTGCGTAGATTACGCAGCGTAAGAAGATTGTGCAATTAAAGTAGCAGCAACCGAAGACTCAACGTCTGCAACTTCGTCGTTTTCTTGTCCAACCAATACGATCACATGACCGTTTCTGTCAGATTTCGCAACTCCTGAAGTGTACTCGTTACCGTCTGCAACTTTCAATCCTTCGCCTTCACCAAGTAGTACGTAAGTACCGTCGGCTTTTTCTACCATAGCACCAAGTTCGTTTTGTGCTAACAAGTGCAACGCTGAACGCAAATCTTTGTTGTCGCTATTTAACACCATGTTAAGTGTTTGCTCATACCACAAAGTCCCGTTTTCTTCGCTTCGTTGTATTGGTGCTGTATAGCTTGACAAGTTCGATTTCAATTTGTAGTGAAATGTTTCACCAGAAACTGTCATCGCTGTGATTTCGTTTGCTGTCTTTGTTACACCTGATTTGTTTGCAATAGGGAAAAACAACACCGACTTGATACCACCTTTGCCGTTAGTACAAGTTCTGTCATTATATCCACTAGTCATATTACAAGCCATAAAATCAAGTTT